ACCAAATGAATCTCAAAAAGATATGGTTAAAGGTCAAGGAAAAGTATTAGCAGAGAAAAAAAGATCAGCAACTTGGTACTAGTTTATGATTCCTTGGGGATTATTTGGTCAAGGCTTAAAAGCTGGACTTGAAATTTACAAAAATAAGAAAGCAGCTGACGTTGCAATGTCAGAAGCTAAACTTCTTCATATTGAAAAAATGAAAAGAGGTGAAATAGAATTTTCTGGAAAGATTGCAGACAATCAAAAAAACGACTGGAAGGACGAATTTGTACTTTTAACAATTTCTTCGCCACTGTTTTTGTTGGCCTATTCTGTTTTTGCAGAAGATGAAAAGATGCAAGCAAAGATTGATCTATATTTTCAAAAATTACAAGAGATGCCCTGGTGGATAGTCGGCCTTTGGGTAACAGTGGTTACAGCCATATATGGACTTAAGGCTACTGATGTGATAAATATGAATAAAAAATAGGTAGAATAAAATGCGAAGATATTTTAGTAATGGGTCAAATGTTATTGGACCAAAAGACATAGATAAAAACGGTCAAATTGAAAGTTGGGAAAAAGCTAGAGCCAAAGGAATGGCTAAAGGTATGGGGAAAGAATATGTAGATAGAGCTGAAGCAAAAAAAGGCGGATCTATGTATCACAAAACTAAATCTGGAAAAATGGCACGAAAAGGTCTTTGGTATAACATTATGATGAAAAGAAAACGTGGTGCTAAGATGAGAAAAAAAGGTGAGAAGGGTGCACCTACAGCAGCTGCGATTAAAAAATCACAAAGCAAATAATGAGAAGATATTTCCAAAAAGGATCACCAAAAATATTTGATCAATTGGAACAAAATGTTCCTTATCCAAAAGCACATTCAACACAAAGAACAAATTTCAGATCAGGAAGTAAATCTCCTGCGTGGCAAAGAAAAGAAGGTAAATCTGCATCAGGTGGATTAAATAGAAAAGGAATTGCATCTTACAGAAGAGCAAATCCTGGTTCTAAATTATCTATGGCTGTAACCACAAAACCTTCAAAACTAAAGAAAGGTAGCAAAGCTGCAAATAGAAGAAAATCTTTCTGCGCGCGTATGAGCGGAATGAAAAAAAGATTAACTTCTGCAAAGACAGCTAGAGATCCAAACTCAAGAATTAATAAATCCTTGAGAAAATGGAATTGCTAAAATAAATGGAAGACTTAGAATTAATAACTAAGATACAAAGACAACTAAGACAATTATATCAAAATATTGGTGACTCTATGATAAGTGGAGGAGTTGACAATATGGAAAAATACAAGTATATGTTAGGTCAGGCACACGCCTACCAATATATTTCACAGGAAATCTCTAACCTGCTAAACAAGAAGGAGCAAAAAGATGAGCAAGGAACAGTTATCAACTTTGGAAAAGGAAATTCCAAAACATAAAAACGCACTAGAAGAAAAATATCAATCAACAGAGTCACACGTAAAAAGATTAGATCAAGACAACATTCAATCAATGGTGGATCAATTACCAAATCCATCTGGTTATAGAATGTTAGTTTTACCATTTACACCAAAAGAAAAAACAAAAGGTGGAATTATTTTTTCACAAGAATCATTAGACAAAGCAAGAATCGCAACTAACTGCGGTTACGTTTTAAAATTAGGACCTCTTTGTTATCACGACAAAGATAAATTCCCAACTGGTCCTTGGTGTAAAGAAAAAGATTGGGTTATCTTTGCCAGATACGCTGGTTCAAGATTACCAATAGAAGGCGGAGAAGTCCGTCTCTTAAACGACGATGAGGTTTTGGGCACTGTTAAAGATCCAGAATCTGTATTGCATTACATTTAACATAGGAGGAAACTATGCAAGAAGAAAATAAAAAAGACGTACCTATGGTTGACATCGATACTTCTGGTCCAGGAGCTGACATTGAGTTACCTGAAGAAAAACAAGAAGACGTTGTTGAAACCAAAGAAGACTCTAGTTCCTCGACTCCAGAACCTACTTCCGAGAAGGTAGAAGCGAGTGACGAGAAGCCAGAGGCTGAGAAAAAAGATCAGAAAGACGAATTACAAGATTATTCAAAAGACGTTCAAAGAAGAATAGCTAAGTTAACTAAAAAATGGAGAGAAGCACAAAGACAAGCTGATGAAGCTTTATCTTTTGCAAAAATCCAAAAAGAAGAAAAAGAAAAAATAGAAAAAAAATATTCTTCAGTTGAACAAGCTAGTGTTAAAGATCGAGAAGATCGAATTCAAGCTGCATTAGCTGCTGCTAAAGCTAAATTAACGACCGCAAGAGATAATACGGACATTAATGCTGAAGTAGAAGCACAACAAGAAATAGCTAAACTTGGATATGAAACAGCAAGGTTACAAGAATTAAAATCAGCTGCTGAAAGATTAGCACAACAAGAAAAACCTGCTAGTCCAGGAGATGTTAAGGTTCCTGAAAGACCTGCAATAAGAGATCCAAGAGCAGAAGAATGGGCTAACAAAAACAGTTGGTTTGGCAAAGAAAAAGCTATGACATATACTGCTTTTGATATCCACGAAACGTTAGTAAATGAGGAAGGTTATGATCCTCAATCTGATGAATACTATGCTGAAATTGATAGAAGAATAAAACTTGAATTTCCGCAGAAATTTGATACAACTAATGTTAATTCGACCAAACCTACACAAACAGTAGCTTCAGCGAGGCGAAGTGTAAATAGTAATGGTCGCAAAACTGTGAGACTCACACCTTCTCAAGTTGCTATCGCTAAAAAATTAGGAGTGCCATTAGAAGAGTATGCGAAACAATTAAAAATCACGAAGGAGGTATAAGCATATGGAAAATGAAAAAATAAGAACTTCTCGTGCGAGTCAGGTAAGGTCAAAAGATACAAGACCACAAACTTGGACTCCACCATCATCTTTGGATGCACCACCTGCGCCAGACGGATTTAGGCACAGATGGATAAGAGCAGAGGTAGTCGGATTCGACGATACTAAGAATATGTCAGGTAAAATAAGATCTGGCTGGGAATTAGTTAGAGCGGATGAATACCCTGAAGAAAATTATCCATCAGTTAAAGACGGTAAATACGCGGGAGTCATCGGAGTTGGCGGCCTTTTGCTGGCAAGGATACCAGAAGAGATCGCAAAATCTAGAGAGGCGTTTTTTAAACAACAAACGCAAGCTCGAGATGAAGCAATTAACAACGATCTTATGAAGGAACAGCACTCAAGTATGCCGATCAATAGTGAGAGGCAGAGTCGTGTAACTTTTGGTGGTAGTAAAAAATAATTTTTTTGCGACATCAACGTACGCGATACAATATAAGCTAAACTAAGGAGAAAAAAATATGGCTAATCAAGATAGTGCTTTCGGTCTAAGACCGATTGGCAAAGTTGGTCAGAATAAAGACAACCAAGGTTTAAGTGAATATGGTATTGCAGCAAACTCATCTGCGATTTACCAAAATGACCCAGTAGCGATGTTAGCTTCTGGATACATTGGTGTGAATTCGTCAAATGATGGCAATTTACTAGGTTCCTTGAACGGTGTATTTTATACTGATTCATCATCTTCGAAACCTACGTGGGCTAATCACTTAGAAGCATCTAACACTGCAACAGACATTGTTGGATTCGTAAGTGACGATCCTTATGAAAGGTTCGAAATACAAGCTAGTGGTACATTAAATATCGCTGACATTAACTTAAACGCAAACTTATCTTACACAGCTGGATCAAGTCCAAACTATGTATCTAAGTGCGAAGTTGTTACTGCAAGTGGTATGACTACTAACTTAAAACAAATCAGAGTTATCGGAGTTACAAAAGATGACAGCAACAATCAAAAAGCAAGTGCTACTCAGTACGCTGCCAATGTAAATGTTGTTGGAATGATTAACGAACATAACTTAAAAACAACAAGTGGAATATAAGGAGATAAACTATGGCTATTAGTCGAGGACAACTAGTTAAAGAACTAGAACCAGGTTTGAATGCTTTATTCGGCTTGGAATATAAAAGATACGAAAATCAGCACGCGCAAATTTTCGACAGCGAAAATTCAGACAGAGCTTTTGAAGAAGAAGTAATGTTATCTGGATTTGCAAATGCACAGACAAAACCAGAAGGTTCTGCTGTAACATTTGACAACGCTCAAGAAACTTTCACGAGCAGATACACGCACGAGACAATTGCTCTTGCATTTTCAATCACTGAAGAAGCGATTGAAGATAACTTGTATGACAGATTAGCTTCGAGATACACTAAAGCATTAGCAAGATCTATGGCAAACACTAAGC